CATCTTGTGTAGTAGTATCCCCAATAGTTGTTTCTGTTCCAAAAAATACTAAGTGTCTGTCCGGTGTAGATACTAGCATGTGTCTTGATGCTGTTGGTGCACCAGATATAATTGTTGCTCTTGTAGACGTTGCATTTGATAAACTAGAGTCCCATTGAAAACAAGCGCTATCATGAATTAAACAAATTGCTTTATCACCAAAATTATCTAATGACCACATCCCTGGTTCAAGAACTAAATCTCCTGATGCAGCTTCACCCCACGCAACATAATCTGATGAGTTTGTAACTGTCGCTCCATCACTATGAGCAGCTCTAGTAGTTCCTCTAACTGCTCTTGTGATACCAGTTAAATTATTACCTGAAACACCTGTGTAAGATATTTCTTCTGTTCCTACTTGAATAAAATTTGTACCTGAAGATGGAAAGTTGGTAGTGCTTGTTAATGTAATAGAAGTACCTGATCCTCCTGTTCCAAATGCGTTGTCACCTAGTGCTCCATTAAGAGTTGTTGTAATAGCTCCTGCTGCTTCACCACTCCAAGATCCTAAACCCCAACCAAAACCTTTTGCTTGAACGGCTGGACCAACACTATAATACTTTTGTATTCTTATACCGCCTGATGTTGTTGCACCTGATCCGGTTTCATTTGAAGGCATCGTTATAGTAATAGTTGTATTTGTAGGAGCAGTAACTACCATAAATTTTTTATTATCAAAATCAGATGCACTGAAATTAGATCCTGTAATTGTAGTAAAATTATCCATTAAAAGTATATCACCAGGATTTAAATTGTGAGCACTTGAGTAAGTTATTGTAACTGTCGGTGATCCATTGCTTGTGCTAAATGCGTTTGTAAGAGTTGTTGTAGAAAAAATAGGATGTATGTCATAAAACACACCTCCAGAATATGCATACAATATTCTATTTGTTCCTATGATTGCGTATTTTCTTCCCAAACTATTAACATAATGATGCAATCCCCTACCGGCTCCAGTAAGCTCATTTTCATTTAATGTGCCTAGTTGATTCCAACCACCTATTTTTTCAGGGGAGCCATATCTAAATCTAACATTGTCACAATCTACCCACTGACCTTCGGCTCCTGTAGGAGTAATTTGTTTATTTATACCTGGCTGAAAACCTATCTTTTGTAACATAAAAAATCCTTAATAAGGCAGGAAATGGTGTGGTGAAATTTCCCGCCATATTATTATATACAATATTATTTAGGTTTTTTAAAGCCTTTAAACCAAGTAGGCAAGCCTAAAAACGGTCTTTTATCGTATAAGTTTTCTTTAGATGTTTTTGATGATTTATTGTAATGTAAAAATACTTGTCCACAATCATTACCTGTAAATTTTTCTCTCCAGTGTTCTAATTCACAACCATAATAGACTAACATATCTCCAGGTTTTAAATTTACTTTAACACCTTTCATATCTTTTTTACCAGATGGTTCTAAATATATTGGCCATTCATCTCCACCAAGATTCATAGTAGTAGATATCTCGCAACTAAATCTATCTTTATGTCTTTTTAACTCATCACCTTTTTTATATATTCTTGCGTAAGAATAAGATGGTTGAAGTTCTAATCCAGTATGTTTTTCCATTACTGGCTTTATTTCTTGTAATAAAGTTTCCATAGCAATATCACTATAATGTGAATATGTATCAAGAACTTGTGCATCATTCCATACTCCAAAGTATTCTGTAAATTGAGAAATATATTTTTCATCAAATAAAAATCTTGCTACTTTTCTTTTATTTAAAAAGTATTTATAAACAAAGTCTGCTAATTCTAATGAAATAGCTTTTTCTATTATTAAGTATTTATTTTTTTCAAAGTTTGTTAGTTTCATATTAAGTAAAATAGTTAAAGTTAATTATATATCTAAAATCAGAGTTTTTTGAAGTTATTGCTCTATGACTAATATTAGAATCAAAAACTACAATTTTATTTTCCTCAGATTCTATAAATTTAAGTTTATCTTTATATTCAAATTCTGTTCCTCCATCACAAGTATTTAAGTATAATATTGCAGATTTACAATTGTAATTATTGTCTATGTGCAAATCACATTTACCTTTTGTAAAAAAAGAAGAAGGTAATAGATTTGCCCTTACCTCCACAACAGCTTTTGAATTAAGTTTTTCTAAAATAGGAAGTATATATTGAAAATATGTATTACAATTTATTTTATGATTATTAAAAAAAGAATGTGTAAAATAACCTAAATTGTTTGTTGTATCTCTAACCATAGTTTTTCTTTTAAACCAAGCAAACTCACTTTTAGTAACAAGGTTTTTTAATTCTTCAAAAGAAGTTTTATCTAAAAAATTTTTAATTATTTTCATATAGGTATAAAAGAAATTTTATCATTTTGTTTTTTAAAATCGCTGTTGATTACATCAAACCCTAATGTAATTCTTTCATCTTCATAAGACTCATTAACTTCTACTTTATGTTTTAAATTACAAGGGCCAATATAAATATTACCAACTTTATTATTTATTACTGTTCCATCTTCAAATATTGTTTTTGTATTTTTAGGATCTATTGAAATATAGCCATGAAACAACCAATGATGGTTATGCCAATTTAATACTTCGTTTGATTTGTGAAAGTTTATCCAAGATTGGACCCAAAGGTTTTCTTCTTTTTTATTATAACTTTTAATTATATGTTTTAATTCTAAAAATAATTTGTAAAAATATTCGTCTCCAGCAGTGACTGCAAAAATATTATATAATCCATAGTTCTTTGTTGTTTCTTTAGATTTAGTTATATTACAAACTTTATCATAAGCCTCTTTACATTTTTCTATAAAAAGTTTTTGATTGTTAATAATTAAATCAGATTCAAATATAATTTTTTTAAAACTCATTATTTAAATGGATATCCTAAATTCCATATTACTAAACTGTTTCTTTCTCCACTTGTAACAGGACATACTCTATGCCACACAAAACTTGGAAATACAACTAAAGATCCTTTAGGTAATATCTCTTTGCATTTAACAATACTTTTTTTATCAGGGTCTTTGTTTCTAAAATCAAATTCTAACTCACCACCTTTATAATCTTTTGGATCTGATAAACTAACGGTCACTGATAATTTTCTAATTCTTCCATAAGAAGGTAAATTTTTTTCTTCATAAGGTTTATCCCAACTATCACAATGCCAATCATAAAACTGACCTTTTTTATATTTTGTAAACTGACATGCTTCTGAAAAATCCCATTCAAAATTCCAACCAGCATTTCTATTAGCTTCGTGTATATAAGGTTGTATTTCTCTGTAGATCCATTTATCACTCATCCAAACAACATTAGAATCTCTTTTTTTCTTTAAATCTTTAACTTGTTTTTTATCTAACTTTTTATTTTCATAGCCACCAGTGACTGCCATTTGATCTTGCATTTGATGACCATATTTTACAATGTCATTACAAATTCTTTCTGGAATAATAGATTTAAAATACCAATAATAATGTATAAGATTCATAATTAATATCTACTATAATTAAAAGATATTGTAATCCTTTCTGAGTCTTCCTTTTGTTTTTCTACACAGTGTTGTAAACTAGATTTAAATAATAACAATTTACCTTCTTCAAAATTAACTCTGTAGTTTTTCCAAGTGTAAGGATTGTTAAAATCAAAAGGTGAGTCATTTGGATTATCTTGTAGAGGTGACTTTATTATTGTAGCTGCATCTTTTTTATTTCCTTTTAAATAAAACACACCACTAATTGCACTAAAATTATGATCATGAAATTCTTGACTATCTCCTTTTTTATAAAAATTTAACCAAGCTTGTTCTCTTCTTACTCTATTCATACCTAATTGTTTTGTATAATTTTCTACATGTAAATCAAAAAACTTTGATAATTTATCAAAGTCTTTATCTAAGAAAATATTTAATGTTCCATTAGAATTTAATGGTTTATGAATCCAAGTGTCCCCTCCACATTTAATTTTACTTTTTAATAAAAGACTTTTTTTGCACTCTTCTATTAAAGATTCCTCATACTTTTGAGAGTAAACTGTGCTTGGAAAAATATTCGTAATCATTCTATCTACTTTATTCTTTATAAAAAAAGTATAAAATATTTTAATTAATATGTAAAGAATAATTAAGCAGACACCCAGGCTAAAGCTGAATCGTCCCAATTAAAAAGGTTAGCTGGATCCTCTGAATCGTATGCTATCCACCTTAGATTATCTTCCTTCCAATATATAGCATAATTTTTTTCTTCACCATTTGAAGTATATGTTTCAATCGTTGGATAAGTTACTGGTGCTTGCCAATCATTATTTGAATCAAGTGACCAAGATGGGTATGGTTGTGGTAAAATAAAAATATCTTTTGCTGAATCATAAGTACATCCAATACCTGCGTATTGTTTTCTAAAATTGTGATTATAAGAAGTTTGTTTCCATGTTCCACCACCCATAAAATTAATACACCATGTTTCACCGTCAACATGCATGTCGTTTTCTCCTAAAGGACCATTTGATGTTTCGATATTATTAGAGACAACTATTACTCTTGTAACTACATTATTATCGTCTATTTCTGCAAAGTGTGCCATAACTATATCCACTCTCCAGCTTTAATAAAAGTATTAACTTGATTTAAAGGCCACATTCCTGATCCTGTAAATAAACCTGTTGCTTCACGAACAATAACTACACCAGATCCAGCTTGTCCTGGACTTGGATGTTGATACCATGAATCACCGCTTCCTCCACCACCAGTGTTAGCTTGACCTACTTGTGACGGACTTGGACCAACTCCACCAGCGTTTGCTCCTCCTCCTGGGCCGCCAGCACCTCCGTATTCTCCTCCTCTGTGGTCACATCCTCCACCACCGCCACCAGCATATGTTACGGGTGATCCTGTTATACTATTTGCTGATCCATTACCACCAGCTCCACCTCTCGGTGCTCCTGGGCTTCCGTTTGCACCAGCAGAACTAGCTCCACCTCCACCGCCGCAACCACCAGCTGTAACTATTACAACACTAGCTCCACCATTATTTCCTTGACCAGATGGACTAGCTGATCCACCACTCATAGGACTTCCAAAATCTCTTGTACCACCACCGCCACCTGAACCACCATCTGATCCAGCGGTTTCAAAGGGACCTCCTTTTCCTCCACCTGTTGCTGTGACACCTAAAATAGAAGAGTCACTTCCGTTAGATGTTGCGTTACCACCTGCTCCAACAACTACAGGTGTTGCACTATAAGGTACACTAGTTATTTTTGTTCCTCCCGGAAAAGATGTTTTATATCCTCCGGCACCACCTCCACCTGCTCTTCCAGGCCCACCACCTCCACCACCTGCAACAATTAAATAATCTATTGCTGCTGGAGAGTTAGTTGGTGATTGAGTAAAGTTACCGGATTCTGTAAAAGTTGTGACTTTTACACCTGTGCTAGTGTCGTTATCGGGTCCTATTATTCCGCCATTAGCAGGTATGTTATTAAGAGGAGTAGTCATTTAGATTACCTCCTATGCGTCATCAATCTCTTCGTATGATATTGTTATAGTCAAGTCGCCATTTGCACTTGCACCAGCTTCGATATTATCTGACTCTTCTAAATAAAAACCTGTGTTTTTATTTATTAAAGAAAGAGATGAATCTGCTGGAACTGCAATAGTAGAAGCAATTGCAATAGGGGAGCCTCCTGATTTTGTTATAAAAACAGATACGTCAGCAGAGCTTGACCCATCAATGTTAGCGATTGTTATTGAATTTATTTTTAAAACTTTATTCGATGCACAAGCAAGTATTTCAGTAGTTAGAGTTGTATCTAAAGTTGCCTGAACACTTTTGCCTAAGATCGATGTTACGTTTACTATATTTGGTGCTGCCATAATGTACTCCTTTTATCCGAAAACTATCGCCATTGCAATACTTTTTCCTGTTGTTATTCCTGCAGTATCAAAGCTTAAAACTCCAGAGCCATTAGTAACTAGCGCTTGTCCACTTGTGCCATCTGCTGTAGGTAATGTTAGACTTAAATTTGACCCTAAAGTAGTAGTTTTTAAGGCTATATAATTTGATCCATCGTCTGTATCTTCAAAAATTCTTATTTCACCAGGCTGTGTGCTATTTCCTTTGACATTAATTGTACCTGTTCCTTTTGACAATAAATTAATATCAATATTTGTATCACCTCCTGTAGAAGAGATAGTTGGTCCTGAGCCAGTTGCAGCGTTAGCGATTGTAAATTCATTTACAGCAGAACCTGTAGCTGTAACTTTTGCAAGTTCATTTCCATTTGTGTCTAAAATAGAAGTTCCAATTGCTGGTGATGTTAAAGTTTTATTTGTTAAAGTTTGTGCTGTAGATAAATTTACTATACCTAAATCAATAATATCTGGATTAGTTCCATCATTAGCACTTGCAAAAACAATTTTATCTCCTTTGTCAGCAGCTGCAAATGTTACAGAGTCTCCTGAACCAGATACATATTTAAATTGTACTGTGTAAGATCCTGAAGTTGAATTTCTTAATATATAAAATGTTTGAACATCGATAGGTATAGTTACTGCTCTATTACCAGTAATAGTTCCTGTAAATTCTATCATTCTATGAGATAAAGTAGCTCCAGTTGATCCATCAGAAACTGATAATGTTGTATCACCAGAATCAGATACAGCTTGTTGTGTAAATCCACCTGCTATTTGTTCTATAATTTGTAAATTAGTATTAGTTTTAGTCCCCCATGTACCGGCGTTTTCACCAGTTGCTTGAAGTTCTACTCCTAGAGGTGTGTATGTTGATGCCATAATTTTTATCTCCTAAACTTATGCTGCTACGTCTGTATACGATGTATTAGATCCTGTGTCAATAGCTTGATACGCTTGAATTCCAAAACCCTCTGCAGTTCCAAAACCTGCAACAGAGGCGGTTGCTGAAACTCCTGTTAATCCCATTACATCTGCAGGAGTTAATGATCCAACAGAAGCAGTCGCTGAAACTCCTGTTAGTCCTATTGCATCTATAACAGTTAATGATCCAACAGAAACAGTTGCTGATACTCCTGTTAGAGTAACTGTAGGGTTTGATGTTATATTTACTCCACTATCATTAACGGTTGTTGTTGCCGATACTCCAGTTATTCCTATTACATCCGCAGGACTAATTGATCCAACAGAAGTTGTCGCTGATACTCCTGTTAATCCTATTACATCTGCAGGGCTAATTGATCCAACAGAAGTTGTTGCTGATACTCCTGTTAATGCTTCTGTTATATCACCTATTATCGTAGCCGATCCGATAGAAGCAGTTGCTGATACTCCTGTTAGTCCCACTACATCTGCAGGTACAATAGAGCCAACACTTGTTGTTGCAGATTGACCATCTAGTAATATTGTTCCTGCAATACCCCAAGCATTGTCATTCCAATCTTGTCTACCCCAACCTGCATTTATTTCTGTTGAAACTGTTGCGGAACCAATTGATGAACTAGCAGAAGATCCTGTAATTGAAATTGCATTAGTATCTTGGGCGCCCCAAGTGTTTTGATCCCAAGTTAACATACCCCAAGTATTTGATGTTGGAGTATTTGCTTGTCCACCCATTCCAGAGTGATTAGTGCAATAGTAATATAAGGTTGGTGCAGAAGTAGCTACAGTAATTTGTGTGTAGGCTCCAGCTTGTCCTGGTGTTCCACTAGTTGTCACTCCGGTTGTATACTCACTGCCTCCAGAGTGTGTTCCGTTAGATGTTGTAGAAAGTCTTAATGGATGAGTATAGTTTGATGAGTCTGATTGATCAAATTTATAAGTATAACCTTCAGCTAAATTAACTGTATCTTGTAATACACCGTCAATATAATAACGATTACCGGCGCCAGGGTTGGCTACCGTTACTGTAAAGGTTCGAGTAACGGACATCCGTTCCTCCTCCTTACGCTATTCTGATGATCGCGTTAGATGCGTCTGCTGTTGGAAATTGAATTGTGAAAGTTCCACTTGTTACAGTTTTATCTCCACCAAAAGCTATTACTGCCACGGCTTTATCAGACTGAGTATCATTATATATTAATGCACCATTAGCTGTAAAAGATGCAGAAGAAAAACTTACATCTGCAAAATCACAAAACGCAGTTGTTCCTGAAGTTGTTGGTGTTACACTTGTAAGAGTTGCACCACCTGCAGTATATGCAGTTCCAGATGAGTTTGTAATTTCATTTGATGTTGAGTAAGCTGTAGTTCCAGCACCTAAAGATGCAGAGCTAGTATATAAAGCTATTTTAAAAGTGTTTCCACTTGTGGCTGTAAAGTTGTGTGTACCAACTAATATTTCTTGTTTAAAACTTGTACAAATTGCCGATGTTATTGCCATAATTTTTCTCCTATGGGTTTGCTGAGTTTACCGGTATACGAACAGCGCCATCAGTGTAGTCGTCTCTTCGTCTTCTACCAACTTGCTCGTTAGCAAACTTCTGTACCTCTTGTTTATATTTA